CCATCAACTTCATTTTCCCAATGATCTATAACACCAGTATCAATTAGTTCATTATAAAAATCATATTCAGGTTCATTTGGTGTATCAAACACTGGAATACCATGCTTATTCATAAATCCCTCATAATTCCATTCCATTGGTATAAACAAACTATATAAACCAGATTTAGTTTGTCCATTTTTATTTCTTTTTGTTACATCAGAATCTTTATATAATTTTTTAAAATTATCACCACCTTTATCTAATGCGTTTGATGTACTTCCCATCATACACTTACCAATAACTCTACTACCTAATCGTAAACATGTTTTTGTTACTCTCCAGTTATTTAAAATATTATCAGGTCTTTCCCATTTACCACTCTCATCATGTACTAGTAAATTAAGTTTTTCTCCATCATAACTATTATCACCAGTGTTTTTCCAATCAATAGTAGTATCTAAACCTACAATTTCTTCAATTTGTTCATTCGTTTGAAGTTTTTTACGAGTAAACTTTTGAGCCGGAACCCTATACGCAAGTTCAGTTTTTGGTCGATCCATACCATCCTGAATCGGCTTAAAGAAAAACGGGTAATTAACAGATATTGGTACAACCTTATCTGTAAACATCTTTTTAGCGTCCCAACCAGACTTCGATAATATACCATATCTTGCATCACTCGAGATAGTAGCAGCATTAACTGCTTCCGCACTTGCCATAAACGAGAAGCCAGATCGTCTATTTTTAAGGTAACATATTCCATAAGCACGTTTATCTGCTTTACAAGCTTCCCAAAATAAAAAGAATAATCTGTTAGATTCTCTAAACTCAGGAGCACCCACATCAATTTTTGACCACTGAAGATACATATAGTGAGTACCGGTAATGTAAGTAGGCTTACCATTATTATTAAACCAAAAACCATGTTCTCTACGATTGAATTCTTCATTTATGTAATCAAACCATTTATCTTTATGTTCGCTGGGATAATCTCTCCAATCAAAAATGGTTTTTACATTTTTTAATGCTTTTGGATATTCAAACTGTTCCCAATATTGTTCTTGTTTCTTTTTAGATCTACTATAAACTTTAGTAGCAGGAGGTAAAGCTATTTTAAGATTTTGTATCTCATATATCTCCCCTATCATTCCTGTTTTACTTATGACTACAATATCATGTTCTTTATTATAGCCATATTTCCATTTCTTACTTTTATTAAGTCTTTTAAGTG